GAATTAAAATGTTAATTGAAGAAGTTAAAGTTGGAATGGAAATTTTAACATATAACGAAGATTATGAAGAAACTGAAATAGGAATTGTAAAATCTCTTATACAACCATCTGCTTCTAAATTTATTTTATTAGATTTTGCTGATGGAACTTCAATACAATGTACACCTGAACACCCATTCTGGATTATCGATAAAGGTTGGTGTTCATTCGACCCTACTTCATCTATGGAATTACATGATTTAGAAGTGGCTCAATTAATCGAAGGAGATATCGCGTTAAATGAATTCGATGAACATATAACAATTGAAGGAATTACGGAAATAGTCTCTAAGAAACCTACTAAAGTATACAACTTAGAAATAGAAGACAATCACACATACTATGCAAATGGTATTTTAGTACACAACAAAGTAGCTCTATCACTAAATTTCGATGATGTACCTGGAGATTTACTCGGAGATGATAATAACGATAGATTTTAATAACATATGATTTTACAAAATAGAAACGACTTATTTAAAGTCGAACTGCCAAAGACTTTTATACCGGAAGAAATTAAGCAAAGGTATTTGCCGTATATACATCGAATGCCAACTCCGGTTAGGAATGTTTCTGACTTAGTAAATTACTCGATACAATCAATTACGATACCTAATTTTAATTATTCTCCTATCGAGCAAGTTAAACCTGGATATCAAGATGCAGCAAAAGGTACTACTCGTAAATTTAGACAGGCATTATCACAAGAGACTTTAATCGATCGTAATTTTACCATCACTTTTCAATTATTTGACGGAAATGTCAATTATTGGATTATGTTAGAAACTTTCTTTTATTACTATTCGTTCTCTACTACAAAACCATATACTGTTGATGTTCCTATTAGAATATTTGATGCAGAAGGTAATGCAATGTACTCGTCAATTTTTACTGATTGCCTTTTTACCGGATTGAATGAGTTTACGATGTCGTATTCTGAAGTTACTCCTGAATTTAGAACTTTCGAAGCTACTTTTGCTTTCAACGATATGAGAATAGACTTCCAATTACAATAAAGATACATATATTATATGAAAACATTTAACGAACTTATACTAGAAGCTAATAGATTTTCTTCTAGTGGATTTACCTTTACTATGATAGGTAATCAAGACCATGCCGGATCTTATATTCAATTCATCCCAGATGGAAAAACTGTTGATAATTATTCTAAAGAAGAAATGGCATCTTTTATTGAAAAGTACTTTAATAACATGGATTTTTTTAGAGATTGCATGGAATGGGAAAAAAATCACGTTGCAGCTGGATTAATTTTTAGAATAAACGCTAGATATTTAGCAGATTCACTTTTAAAAGAATTTAAAAACTAAATGAAAACATTTAAAGAACATCTTTTATCGGAAGGTAGATTTACTGAAGCTGAATTATTAGAACTTAATGAAAATTTAAAATCCGAACTTACGACAGAAGAAGAAGCTAAGGTAGATGCCGCAATCAAAGCTTTTTGCGAAGAATATATGGACACTAAAACTATTAAAGACCTTAATGAAGAACTTACAAATGAAGGATTTTTAGGATCTATCCTAGGAGGACTTACAGGATTTGCTTTAGGTTCATCGATCGGAAAAATTATTGCTAATGTTCTAGGAATAGAGAAAGGTGTAGTTTTTGATATGTTAACTAGTCGTTTAGTAGGTGCTGCTTTAGGTGCTGCTTTAGGCAAAAAAATATAATATGACTACAATAGGAATTGACTTCTCTATAAACTCCACTGCCGTAGCAATAAACAAAGATGGTGAACTTACTATCTTTTCTTTTGTTCCTAATTATCGTTCTGAGCTTGCTGGATCTAAAATGCATAAAGCTTTATCTGATATGATTAGTGTTATTTCTTATGAGAAAGGAGGTAACACTAAAGATGCGTTAGCTGATCAACGAACAAAACTTCAAAATGCCGATAATCTATCAGATCAAATAATAGAAGCAATAAACCCTTATATCACAGAAACTCCACAAATTAGAATTGAAGGGTTTTCTTTTGGTTCTAAGGGAAATTCCTTTATTGATTTAGTATCATTCAATACTTTTCTAAAAGTTAAATTGATTCAAATTTATGGACATTGTATTGACGTAGTGCCACCAAAGTCTCTAAAGAAAATATACACAGGAAATGGAAACGCTTCAAAATGTGATATGTTGCGTAAGTTCTTGGAAGTAAAAGACACTCCTTTTAAATTAAGACTTGTAGAATTAGGACTTGATCGAGCAGAGGAATTTACTCTACCAAAACCTATTGATGATATTACTGATGCTATTGCTCTGTCTTGGGTTTCTCTGTAGCAAGCAAACCTTGGGTTTCCCTTGGCCACCTCGGAATAAACTTCTTCAATTTCCTTGAATACAAGTAATCATTATATGACTCTAGGTCCTGTGCTGTTTCATAAAATCAACTTATTTTCGAGATATATACTATATGAAAACATTCTTAAATTACGCAGAATTCGTTGAAATATTTGAAACTTTTGAATTAGACGAAGAAAACAAAAATCCACCGGATATTGGTTTATATAGCAAAGGTGGTAGAAGAGCCTTAAAGGGAACTGGATATGCTGATAAAGAAAAGGCCGAATCTAGTTGTAAGCAATTAGATGGATTAGAAAAGAAAGGCGAACACCAATGGGCTATGTCAATAGCTACTACAATGATGAATAGAGCAGCTAAACATGAACACCAAACTGAAGGTATGCGAGATGCAATCAAAGTTTACAAAGCCTGGATCGAGAAAAATAGAACTACATAAATGAGCTTTTTGAAATACGAAGATTTCTTGAACGAAGCGGCGTATAATAAGCCGGTTGATTCTTCGCATTTAGAAAACATCAAATATGATTCCGAAACTAGAAAGTTAGAAATTGAATTTTGGGATGGTTCAGTCTATCGTTATTTTGATGTACCACCTAGAGTATTTAGAATTTTTGGTGATGAAAAGACTAAGCTTGATTCATTAACTAGTGGAGTTCAAAATTTATTTTCCAGAGAAAAGATGAAAACTTATGGTACTCGATTTTGGAAAATGATTAGACGAGAAGATTATAAATATGAAAAAATAAAAGATGCTAAATCCTAATTTAATAAATTTTGAAACATATCGAAATAATTATCAAGAGCTATTAGACAATAAAGAAGATTATTTTATATTTGTCCGAGCTTTAACAGAAAGAAATTACGATCTTTTTAAAAATATCATTAATCCTAAAAATTTAAAGAGAAGCTGGAAAGCTAATCATTTAGACCATATCTATTCAATATCACAAGGATTCAAAGATAAAATGGATCCTTTTTTCTTGGCACATCCATGTAATTTACAAATGCTAAAAGCCAGAGAAAACAAAAAGAAAAATGCTAGATGTGGCCACACCACAGAAGAGCTGAATGAAAAAATATCACATTTTGGTGATGTTTAATGAATCCAAGAGGATATATAACTCATATAACAAGTAAGTAAAGACCCTAACAACTAGTAAGTAAAAATCGACTGATTAATTTTAGTCCGGAAGTAAGTTAAGAAAGTAGATTGAATCTATCTAATAAGTAGGTCATATTAAATAAACAAAGTAAATAAAAAGTAAGTAAAATGGAAAACAATTTCGACATCTTCAACATTGGCATCGACGCATACCAAGAAGAAGCAAAAACCGCATCAAAAAGCTCAGAGTTTAAAACTGACCCTAAGCTATCTAAAGACTCTATCTACAGAGCAATCGTACGATTCGTACCAAACATCAAGAACCCTAAAAAATCTATCGTTAAGAAATTCTCCTATTGGTTAGAATTGCACGAAGGTGAAGGATTCTACGTTGACTGTCCTTCTTCCGTTAATGAAAAATCGGTAATTCAAGACACATTCTGGAAATTGTTCAAATCTGAATCAGCATTTGACAAAAAACAAGCAGAACACATCAAACGTAAAGAGTATTACTATTCTTATGTTGAGATTGTGAAAGACCCACAACGTCCTGAATTAGAAGGAACAATCCAAATTTTCAGATATCCAAAAGCTGTTAAAAAGTTAATCGATGCTCAAATCCAACCGGATGCTACAGAAATCGAAATGGGTACAACACCAACAAATATCTTCGATTTCTTCGATGGTAAAGATTTCTCAATCAAAGTTACACTTAAAGGTGGTTATTGGAATTATGACGAATGTAAATTCGCAACAGCTAATTCTCCAATCTCTGTTAAAGGAGTTAAAATGGAAAACAACGCTGAATCTCGTAACTTAATCCTTTCTCTTTATGATGGATTACAACCACTTGAAGAATTTGACTTTAAACCATGGTCAGATGAACAAAGAGATAGAGTTAATAAATTCTTAGGTGAATTAACTGGTAATCCAGGTGCTTCATATGCTGCAGTAACTGCACCATCAGCTCCTTCACAACCAAGTGCAGTAACTCAATCTGCTCCTGTTAAAACTCAAAACCTTGCTGAAGTATCTTCTGATGCAGTATCAGGTAATGATGGCGACATTGAAGATTGGTTAAAAGAGTTTGATATTAACTAAGATTTCTTTTTTAATAACTCAAAGGCATTCATTTATATGAGTGCCTTTTTTACTCTCTACTCATGGAATTAACAAAACAAAAACAAGACGAAATAACTGCAAAGGTTCAGAAAATACTTCTTAGTAATTTCTCGGGTCCTAAATCTTCTATTAAAATAAATAGAGATCGAATTAATTTTGCATGTCCTTATTGTGGTGATGGTTCAGATATTCATAAAAAGCGTGGAAATATCTATTGGAAATCTCTGTCATTTCACTGTTATAATGGTGGATGTCAAAAGAGACATGCTAATGTCGTAGAATTCCTTAGAGACTTTGACCAATCAGTTACTAATAAAGACGATTTAATGTTCTATCTCGATTATATTCGAGAAAACCAAGTAATCACCCCTACAAAAGATTACATGGAACTTTCTGTCTTTGAAAACCTTAAAGAATATTCTATACCTTTAGATGTAATTAAGAAAAAACTTAATTTAGTATCGCCTAAAGAAAATTTCAAAATTGAAAGGTATCTAAAAGGTAGATTTCTACATAATAAGCTAGAGTACTTTTTATACGATCCAAAAGAAGAACAACTTTATATTTTTAATCTTACGCCGGATAAACAACATACTTTCGGTTGGCAGATTCGTAATTTCAAACCTAAACGAGAAAAATATGTAAGTTACAATATTGAAAAAATCAACTTATTGATTTTAGATCGAGAATTAAAAATGCCAAATGACGAAGCGATTCGAATGAATACGCTAAGCATTTATTTCAATATTGCTCTTGTAGATTTTATGAAACCTGTTACAATTTTTGAAGGTCCTATCGATTCACTTTTATGTCCTAATTCTGTGTCTATCTCAGGATTAGATAAACCAACCGATATGTTCGACGAAATTCCAACAGTTAGATATTTATTTGATAACGACTATGTAGGTCGTCGCAAAATGGAAGAAAAACTAAAACGAAGAAAAACTGTTTTTATGTGGAATAAGCTAGTAAGAGACTTCAAAGTTCAACCTAGATTAGCCGACATGAAAGAAGTTAAAGATTTTAACGACTTAATAAAATATAGCTGGTTACAAAAAAATGATGCAGCAAGAAAATTCAACGAATATTTTACGGCAAACCCGTTGGATATTAGATCAGTGTAAAGTGGAAGAAGAACTTGATAAATTTGATAAAAGAGTTGCTGACAGTAAAGGTAACTTTAAATTGATAGTTGACTTTAATCAACTAGAAGTAGAATTCAAGGGAAAACAAATTGACATTGGCAGCATAAAATATAAAAAGAAAGAAAAACCTAAGACTAAGGAGGTAATAAACTTTCGTAAAAAGAAATCAAAAAATTCTAACGACTTATTCTAATGACAGACGAAGAACAAAAGGTATCTGACCTCGAAACGGCATTAGAAACTGAAAGAGGCGAATATGCTAGAAAGATTAGCGAAATCATTAAGATGATATACAAAATAGACCGAGTTGCAGAAGCTCAGGTCTTAATGTTGTCGTTTAGGCATATGATGGTTGAGAAATTAGCCAAATATCGATCTGCGATATATAACAAGAAATCAAATGATGCAAACTTTAGGAAGCTCCGATACGAGTACTATAAGACAGCACATAATATAAAATTAGACTATAAAGAAATAAACGACTTTATAAATTCTGATATGTCTTTAAGGATTAGACAAACTAACCTTTTAGAAAATCAATTAACTTTCTATACACAATGTATTGAAACGTTAGATCGAATGGGATATTCTATAAAAAATGTAGTTTCAATAGCTGAAATGAATCATAGAAACTCATAGAAAATAAAATTTAACCTATGCAATGGGATTTAACACATAACGACAAACTACTTACTCTGACGTCAGCCTCAGAAATAGAAATGGAGCAAATAAAGCTTTCATTTACTAGAGAAGCGGCTAATGCCAAATGGGATCCTCGTGTTAAAAAAGGATGGTGGGATGGTAAAATAAGCTACTTTAAAGGTGGTAGATATTTGCCTTCAGGCCTTTGGAACGAAGTTGTGAATGTTGGTAAGCAATACAATTTTGAAGTAGGTATCAACGGAATTGAACGTAAATTTGATGCAGATATAAACAAACAGGACTTTACCGAATGGGTAAATCTTAAATTTGCTAATTCTGCTAGAAAGCCTAGAGATTATCAAATAGAAACTGCATTTCAAATCATTAAATATAAAAGTTGTTTAGCCGAATTAGCAACATCAGCAGGTAAGACATTGATTATTTTTATGGTAATTTCTTTTCTTTTAGAAACTAGAAAAAGCCATAAAGTGTTAATGATTGTACCTACGGTAGATTTAGTAGTTCAATCGTCTGAAGACTTTTATGAGTACAATACAGATTCAGTTAACATGAAACTACAAATACAACAAATATTTGCAGGCTCTGTTATTAGAGATGGTGCTAATATCGTTGTAGGTACTTACCAATCCTTAGTTAAAAAAGACAAAGAATATTTTGATTCATTTGATACGGTTATTGTTGATGAAACTCATAAGGCGAAATCGCAATCAATCAAAACTATTTTAGAAAAATGTGAAAATGCAGATAGAAGATTTGGTCTTTCTGGTACAATCCCTAAAGAAGGAACTTTAGATAGATTGACTATTATGGCTTACACCGGACCTATTATTTCTTCTATTAGCGCAGATTTCTTAATTGAAAAGGGACATATTACTCCATGTGAAGTATATGCAATTGAAATGGATTATGCACCTCAAGAAGTAAAAGAAGGTTTTAAAATTTTACATGCTAGATCCGAAGAAGATAGAAAGAAATTGCTTAAACTTGAACAAGATTATGCGATTCAATCAAATGCTAGACTGCAATTTATCACTGATATGATTTTAAAGAATCATAAGAACTCTCTCGTGCTTTTCTTTAGAATTGAATACGGTAATAAAATCTATGATATGCTAAGACAGAAAACCGTAAGACGAGTTTTCTATATTGATGGTGGAACCGATAAGGACATTCGTTCAAGTCATAAAGAAGGTCTTGAAGAAGGTGAAGGTAAAATTATGATTGCATCTTATGGTACATTCTCAACTGGTATCAACGTAACAAATATTCATACAATATATCTTACGGAATCTTTCAAGTCAGAAGTTATCATTCGTCAATCTATTGGTAGAGGACTTAGAAAACACGAAGACAAAAAGAAACTTCTTATCATTGATTTTATCGATGATTTTAGAGTTGGTCGATACAACAACTACCTATACAAACACGGTTTAGCTAGACAAGAAATCTATGACGATCAGAAGTTCCCTTTTCAAGTCAAGACCGTAGATGTAGGAAAGATATATAACTAAAAAGTATCTAACTCTAATGGCATTACTTAAATTTAAAGCCTTTTCTAAATCACTAAAGGAAGAAAAAATCCAAAAAGACTTAGAGAAAAAAGCTTCAGAGTATAAAAAAGTCTATTTAGAAAAACTTCAATCTTACGGAGTTACTGATGCTGCACATCTTGATGATATGCAGTTAGAAGAATTCTTAGAAGATATGAAGACGTATAGACAAAAACCTAAAACTAAATCCGAACCTTCAGAAATACTATAAATGGCAGAGATTCAAACATTAAGAGAGGTATTTCGTAAAGAAGGACTTCAGTTTGTACATAAACTTTTCGATAACTTTGTAATAGTGAGCGAAAAGCTTAATGCAACTAGGTTCGCTTTCGAAAAAAATATCGATGGTACTATCGACTTCTATCGTAAAGATGGAAAGATAACTGCTATCGAGAGAACTCTTAATCAAATATTTGAAGAGCCTATAAATTACATCCAAAATCTTTCTCCAGAAATACTCTCAAAGATACCAGTAGGATATCGATATGGCTTTAGATATTTTCATTCAACCGAGCCTATAAATATTAAATACGATAAAATACCACTTAATGGCTTAGTACTTACGGACATTATTAAGATCGATGGAAATAAAACTAAAGTTATTGATGATATCGTAGTACAAAATGGAATTGCTGATTTGCTGATGGTTGATAAACCTCCAGTGCTTTGGTATGGTAAATTAGACGATGTACAGAAAACTCTATTAACGGATTACCTAAGAACATCTGAAGAAAATTTACTTGCTAAA